TCTTCTCAACGGCTTTAACGCTGTTGAGTCGGTCTGGCAGGACGTTTCTGCTGTCCGCTCTGTCAACGACTTCAAGAGCATCAACCTGCTCCGGTTTAACGGCTACATGAAGTTCAAGAAGATCGGCAACTCGGGTGAGCTTAAGGTCGCCCAGGCTTCCGACTACAAGCGGTCGCTCAGCGCTGAGACGTGGGGCATCAGCACCTCGCTCACGCGACAGGACATGATCAACGACGACCTAAATGCGTTGTCAATGATACCGCAACGCATGGGCCGCGGTGCCGCTCTTGCCATGAATGAGGCGATTTGGAGTGAATTCCAGGCGTCGAATAGCAGTTACTATCAGTCTGTTTCCGCTGCTTCCGGTAACGCACTGTCGCTTTCGTCTTTGACGTCTGCGACCACTGCTTTCCGCAAGCTGACTGATCCAGACGGCAACCCGCTTGGCATCGCGCCGCGCGTGTTGCTGGTGCCGCCGGAGCTTGAGATCACTGCTGCCCAGCTGATGAGCTCGAGCTTGCTCATCCTCGGTGACGGCACGAAGGCCGGTGGTGCTGTTCAGCCAGCCAGCAACGTGCTCCAGGGTCGGTATCGCGTGGTGGTCAGCAACTACCTCACGTCGGCTTCGACGTGGTGGCTGCTCGCTGACGCTGCGGACCTTGCAACGCTTGACGTCGTTTTCCTCAACGGCCAGCAGGCTCCGACGATTGAGCAAGTCGCTCCTGACTATCAGGTGCTCGGCGTAGCGATTCGCGGCTGGATGGATTTTGGCGTGACCAAGGCCGAACCGCTCGCATGCCTCCGCATGGCGACTGCTTAATCCTGACGAATGCAAACCGTGTCCGCCGGGCTGAAACGAAAACCCGCCCGGCGGCATGAAACTTACCAAACCATTTCCAAAGAAAGCAGGTGATCTAACATGGGTTACGCTCAGACTTATCAGCAAGATCCTGACCACATTGACTACTATCCGACTGCGTCCGTTGGAGTCGGCGACGTGTTCCAGCTCGGCGATTTGTTCTGCGTCGCCGACCGTCCTATCCCGGCCAACGTCAAGGGTGCTCTCGCCGTTGAAGGCGCGTTCATTCTGCCGAAGGCAAGTGGCAGCGCCATCATCCAGGGTGCCACCGTTTATTGGGACGCAACCAACAACGTCGTCACCACGACCGTTGGCAGCAACAAGCGATGCGGCTTCGCTGCAGAAGCTGCTGCGTCGTCCGATGTCACCGTCAAGGTGATTATCAATTACGTCGGTTGATCCGGTCCACACTGCAAGCCGCTGGCGGCCGCGTCATCCTTTCCGCGCCGCCAGCGGTCTTGTAGGAAGAGGTGCGCATGTCCGACCTACTTGCCAGCGGTGCGTCTTGGCTCGCTGACCAACTGGCAGCGGGTGCGGCAAAGTCGTGTCGCTACTATCGCGGCATGGACTACGGCGTAATAAACGCCACCATTGGCACCAGCCGTTTTGAGGCTCAAGGAACTTCCGGCGTCGTTGAGACGTGGGAAAGTCGTGATTACATGATTCGCGCCGGGACGCTCCCGTTTGGCGAGCCGATGCGGCACGACAAAATCGTGGAGACGATCAACGGCGTTGACGTCACCTATGACGTCTCCAGCCCGCGTGGCGTGCCGCTGTTTCACTATGGCGACGCCTTCCGGCAGACGGTGCGAGTCCACACTATTGCCACGGCTGAGTCATCGCAGCTCGTTCCGACGTTCCTGCTTCGATTCTGGGGCTCGTTTGCTGGCGACGCCATTGCTGACGCCCAGATCGTCTCCAGCCTGTCTAGCGACCTTGGAGGCTCTCGGGCACAGTCCCGCACGATCACGGCTGCTACGGCGTATCTGTACGTGATCCTGCCAACGTCTTTCGGCGTGCCGACGTTTGCGGTTGGCGGCCTGACGTCGTCGGCCTGGCAGACGACAACGCGAACGATCACGTTCAGCGAGCAGGCGGCTACAAGCTACGGCATCTATCGGTCAACGTATCCAATCACAGGCACAGTCACTCTGGTGGTGAGTTGACTCATGGCAAGCATTCAGGGCACCAACGTAATCGCGCCGGTCGTGCCGTTCGATACGACAGATCAATACGCCACGCACTACGCCTTGTACGGAAAAGGCGGCTACCGCAGCGTGGCCGACACAGCCGAGAGAGACGCAATCTCGGCTCCACGCCGAGAGGCCGGGATGCTTGTGCTGACTTTGAGCGACGGGAAAGTCTGGAAGCTGGCGAGCGACTTGGCGACGTGGAGTGAATTCGCTTCAGCGTCAAGCGATCAGCGTTGGGCGTTATTCCTTCCGGCGGCACCGTCAAACGTCGTTGCTGTTGCTGGTGACGCTAGAGCGGTGCTGAATTGGTCGCAGCCAAATTCATTGCTAGACATACCGATTGCCAGCTATGCGATCCAGTATCGCGCCGGTTCCGGCACTTGGCAGACATTTGCCGTGCAACAGTCATCGTCGCGATATGCAACCGTTACGGGGCTGGCAAACGGAGTGTCATACAATTTCAGAGTGAAAGCGATTTCAGCTATTGGTGAAAGTGAATTTTCGGATGTCAGCAATTCCGTTTTGCCAACGGCAGCAACTTCAATTTCGCAGAACAGGGTTCTGATCCATTTCGACGGCAACGGAAGCACATTTACCGATTCGTCTGGAATGAATCATGCTCTGACGGCATTCGGCCAGGTCACACAATCGGCAGCGACAAGCGTATTCGGCGGCAAGTCGGGTTTGTTTTCGGGCGGCTATGTTTCGATCGATTCGATTGATTTCGCTGCCTACGATTTCGTTGTTGAAATGTTTTTCAAAACAACGACAGTCGTTCCATACACCGCGCTTGCAAGTCGCTCCGTTGGGTATTTTGACCAGGGCGCGTGGATTATTCTGTTGAACAACTCCGGCGCGGGCAGCGGTGACGTTGCAATGTATGTATCGGATTACAGCACATCGTCGCCAATTCTGACGTCCAACCAATTTTCAAAGAATGATGGCGGTTGGCATCACGTTGCCGTTGTTCGCAGCGGCAGTGATTTCGCCATGTATCTAGACGGTGCCCGCGTCGCGTCGAATGTGTTTGGAGGCGCAATCGGTCTTTCAACCGGAACCGTCGAAATTGGCACCGACAAGACCTATGGAAATCGAGAATTCATCGGCAGCATCGATGAAGTTAGAATTATAAGCGGTGGTAACGGCGGCTACTCTGGCGCGTCAATTGTCGTGCCGACGTCTGCGTTTTCGTGACAGGCATAGCCGGTCTATGGCTGGCAATCTGCGGCGACAATCGCCAGCCGAGGTGCTGCGATGTCAAACACGTTCTCTTTGCTGCCTGGACAACTTGATGTGACGTTCGTGGTTGGCGATGAGGTGAACGTCGCCATAAACCTCGGGCAAAACATCACCGGCTACACATTGCAGTCCATCGTCTACGTGGCTTCGTCCGCTGGATTTTCTGGCGGTGGCGGTGGCACAGTGACGACTGTCGGCGCTACAGCTGCGACGCCGACGATTGAGGTTGTGACAGCAAGCACCGGCGCAATCATCTGGTCTCTGACAGAGACGCAGACGTCTGCTCTTTCGCCAGGCGTCACGTATCGTTGGTATCTGCGGTGGATCACGCCTAGCACGACCATGACTCGCACCATTCTCGCAGGACTCTGCATCCCGAAGGCACCAGGCGCATGAGCGAAATCTCCGTCAGCGTAGTCGGCGGCAGCACGATCAATCCCACGGTCGGCAACGGCGACGTTGTCAACGTGACCATTGCAGCCACTGGCGATCGCGGTCCAACAGGGCAGACAGGCCCGGCAAACTCTTTATCTATCGGAACCGTTGCGGGCGGCACGACGGCGTCAGCAACGATCACGGGCACGGCTCCATCGCAGGTGCTCAACCTTGTCCTTCCAAAGGGAAGCGACGGCGGAACTGTCGAGTACCAGACGACAAGTACCTATATCCAGTGGCGATACATTGGCACCACGACTTGGAACAACCTAGTTGCTCTGTCTGTCATCACTGGGCCGCAAGGACCGGCAGGCACAGGAACCACGCTCTCTGATGCGACTCCGCAGTCACTTGGAACGGCCAGCGCGGGCACGAGCTCGACGGCATCAAGAAGCGACCACGTTCACGCCTCGCCTGGCATCTCGGGCGTTACGGGCCTCCAGTCGGCGCTGGACGCGAAGCAGGCTGCTGGCAGCTACGCGGCCGCCAGCCATACCCATACCGCTAGCCAAATTGTCGACCGCTCAACGGCGCTGGTAACCAGCATTAATGGCCAGTACGGCGATGTAACGATCACTGGAGGGTCTGGCGGTTCGGGTGCGACAGGGGCCACAGGCCCAACAGGCCCAACCGGTCCCACCGGCGCGACAGGCGCGACAGGCGCGACAGGCCCCACCGGGCCGACAGGCCCGGCCGGTCCCACCGGCGCGACAGGCGCGACAGGCGCGACAGGCCCCACCGGGCCTACTGGGCCAACCGGAGCAACTGGTACAGCGGGGGCTACAGGAGCCACGGGACCAGCGGGGCCAACGGGAGCAACAGGACCGGCAGGAGCAACGGGAGCCACTGGCGCTACCGGAGCCACGGGCGCAACGGGTCTCACAGGAAGTGCGGGGCCGACAGGAGCAACCGGCGCGACGGGTGCTACAGGCCCGGCGGGAGCCACAGGCGCGGCGGGAAATACTGGGCCAGCGGGTCCAACTGGGCCGACTGGTCCTACCGGGTCCGCCGGGGCCGCTGGCGCTACTGGCCCAGTTGGCGCAACTGGAGCCACGGGAGCGACAGGTCCGTCGGGCGTTGTCTCGGCTACGTCTCCGCTCTCTTATAACTCAACCACTCAAACGCTCTCCATCTCTCTTGCCAGTGTGGCAACAAGCGGATCTGCGAGCGATTTAAACTCGGGCACACTTCCGGCGGCTCGACTACCGGCTACCGCCGTCACGGCTGGAAGTTACGGGTCGGCGTCAACGCTCGCCACTTTCACGGTTGATTCCGCTGGACGCCTGACGGCTGCCTCGTCAGTGACTCCGTCAATTCCGTCCAGTTCCGTGACGGGGCTGGCAACCAGTGCAACCACGGACGCAACAAACGCAACGAACATCAGCTCTGGAAGTCTCGCGGCGGCCCGCTTGCCACTTGCCACCACAAGCACTGCCGGTGCTGTGATCGTTGGCAGTGGGCTTTCTGTGTCTTCTGGCACCGTGTCTGCAAATTTGACTAGCAGCACTACTGGCATCACCGGGGCCAACGCAATCACGAATATTGTCTCCATGACGTCAGCGGCGTACTCGGCTCTCGGCACCAAATCGTCCACCACGCTCTATCTGATCTCGGGGTGAGCCGTGGCCGTTTATATTGGAACAGCAACGCCTTCAGCGTATTACCTTGGCAGCAGTGCCGTAAGCAAGATATACCTCGGCTCGACGCAAGTGTGGCCGTCAACGGCAGGGGCGACCTTTTCGACGTTCAACACGGCATGGAACAACATCGCGTTTACGGGCAGCGGAACAAGTGCTTCCCCGTACTACGAAGCCAGCTTTTCTGCTTCTCCGAATGCTGACGGAGCACAGGCGACCGTGGTGTCCGCCGGAACGGTTCGGGTCACGGCATCAACGCTGCACTGTGACTTTGACTTCAAGATCTACAAGAACGGCTCTGCGGCTGCGACATATCCTGACAACTCCGGTGGCAACGGATTCGACGGCGCGGTCAACGCCACGATTACAGTCGCATCCGGCGACACGATACGGCTTGGATCAACTGGGGATAACTTATCTTTTTCGGCGCTTAATGTTTGGTGGCAATAACGCATGAGCAGCCATCTCCGCACAATCACCGACAGCCTTGCCGCTGGCCTTCAGTCGGTTCCGTGGGCAATCACGGGTACGATTGTGCAGCGGAAGAACTGGGCCAACATTGACGCCGAGGATATGTCGGTTCCTTATGTCATCGTCGTGCCGGGAGGTGCGGACATATCCAGAATTAGCCGCCAGAACATGCAGGCCGACTACACGGTCGCGGTGTTTGTCGGGCGTCAGGTGCAGACTGACAGCGACGTTGATGCCATGCTGGATCTCACTGATGCCGTCATGCTCCAGGTGCGTGCCCACTCATTCACGGGCGTGACGTGGCCCGCAGGCGTAACGAGCCCGCAGACCGTCACGGTGGAAATCAATCCAGACGACGCACTGAACGAGCGGAATATCTGGCGTGCCGTCATCACGGCTACCTATCGGGTGTTTGAAGCCAACTACCTGTGAGGTGAGCCATGCCGTCAATGATCTCTGGCATGAGTCGGGCATTCATCCGCCCTGGCATGGTCGGCGGCAATCGCCGCGAGATGTCGTCGTCAACGTTTGCTCAACTTAAGGCGAAGGTACGGATTCGCAGCCTTTTCTTTGATAGAGACAAGGTCTCTCGGATGATTGGCAGGATGAACGCCCAAGTGTTGTCAAACGTTGGAAGGGACATCAAGCAGGCGGCAAAAGCTGGAATTGGCAGAGGAAGCGGCCGAGTCTCCCAATCCGCCAAAAACAGAGCCGGTCGCGGAAAACCTGTGGAGTTTGTCGGCGGACTCTACCGAGACATCACGGCTTATGGATCTGGTACGCCTCGCCCAGCAGGCCAGCCGATTCGCTCATGGGCTCCGAAGAAGTTTATCTACAACGACATCGTCAACTTCTACGATCCGGCTCGCGTCACGGCGGTGATCGGCACATACAAGTCGGCTCATTGGCTCGCCCAGCTGCAGCAGTTTGGCGGCACGGTGAAGGAGACGGCGTGGCGGATTAACGTCGGTGCGGCCAGAAATGCGTATCTAAGAAGCCGAGGTCAACCGGCACCTCGAGCAAACCAGTACCAGTACGGCGGCCTCCGTTGGCAAATTGACAAGGCAGGACGGTTCCGAGGTTCTCGCAACTGGGAGCGGACCACCATGACCCGCATGGCTCACTACCCGGCCAGACCTTACATGGCAGGATCTGCGAAAGTGGATGCTGCCGTCAGCAAAGCCAACGAGAAATGGAAGAACATGCTCGCGAGAAACTAGCTCCGGCATACCCGGTCTAGTTTCGGCATCTCTGCCCATACCGTGAGCGAACCAGCTGCACCGCTGGCACTCGCACACAAGGGCACTCCATGTCCGGCTCAACTGCCACGATTACTCTCGGAAAAGATATGAGCATCACGGGCGTCTCTAACGCCCGAAGTGCCACCGTCACGAACTCCGCATCGGACGTTGACGTGACCAAGTTTGGCGATACGTCTCGCAAGTTCAGAAAAGCTCTGATTGAGCAGACCATTGAACTTGAGTGCGTGGACGATCCAGGCGTGACCATCGGCAGCACGTTCACGATCGCTGGAACTCACACGGGTGATGCCAGCTACATCTGCACCAACATCGCTCAAAGCCAGCCGCTCGACGGAATCATCACGTACACCGTTTCCGGCAGTCGCACCGTTTCTGCCTAACACACACAGGAAACCAAACACATGGCTATTACGCTTGGCAAAGACGCATCGTCCTCGCCTCCTTTTGGCTCGGGCATCATTTCTGCGACGTATACGCAGGAATGCGAAACGATTGATATCTCCAATCGCGGCAATATCGGTGGTTCGGCAGGTGCTCCCGGCCGCAAGGTAGCCAGGGCTGGATTCACTGTCAGGACGTGGGAAATCGAATGCCACGATCCCGCTTCGTTGGTTACTTCGCTTGAAGCGTCCGGGTCCGGTTTCTCTGTGATGAGTGTCACCGAAAACATCGGGATTGACGGAGCAGTCACCTACAACGTCACTGCAAAAGAGTTTACCTGATGGCGATCACGCTGGGGAAAGACTGCTCGATCTCAATCGGCGAAAACACCTCCGGCGTTCGCAGCGTCACTCTTTCCGAAACTGCTCGAACTATCGACATCAATCCATACGGCAGCCGGGAGGTCTCGGTGTACCAAACTGGATACGACTGCTCCGTCTCAATCGAACTGAATGACTCCGATGGAGTCTTGAGTTTGTTCCAGAACATGCACCAAGGGACTATAGTTCAAGTGTCAGGCGGTTCTGCTGGGTTTGCATTTTCAGCGGTGATAACGGGAATTTCTGAAAGCGATCCGGTTGATGGCGTGGCCACGTTCACTGTCGAAGCAAAGATGACTGATCGGTCTCTGACGAGGAGTGCTTGATGCGTGAATTTAGGGACGACCAGGGCAGGCCGTGGCAAGTCGCGTTGACCGTCGCGTCTGCGTTACGAGTCCGCGACAATGTCACGGTTGACGTCGTTGACGACGAGACCGGCGATCGGCGTCAGGTGCCGTTTGACATGGTGGACGCTGCCAACATCTCGCAGACGTTCCAAGTTCTACGCAGCCAGTACGCCAAGATCGGCGAGGTGCTATACGCCTTACTCACCAAGCAGGTTGAGGCCAAGTCGTTATCCAAAGAAGACTTTCTTGATGGACTGCGTGGTGATTCGCTTGATGCCGCCACCAAGGCTCTTGAGCAGGAGCTCGTCGATTTTTTCCCGCAGCGCCTCCGCAAGATGATCGCGCTTCTCGCAGCCAAGATGGACGAAGTGGCAAACGAGATGCTCGGCAGAGCGGAGGCGGGTCTGGAGAAGGCGACGGTGGAGAGCCTAGCCGAAGCATCTGGGATGCCGTCTGGGAAGCCGCAGGAATCCTCGGAGTCCATCCCGGTAAGTGGACCGTCAGACAACTCTTCGCAGCCCGCGATAGCCGCCTAGAGCACGACTGGTGGCACACAGCCAACATCCTTGCACAACAGGCCAATATCAACCGAGACAAGAGCACGCCAAAAACAGACCCACGGAAACTGAATCCCTACACGAAAAAGCCGAAGCCTCGGCAGGCGTCGCCTGATGACCTAAAACGCCTTTTCGGGCCGGACTGGCAGAAACACGTATGAGTGCTGGAGCAGTCAGAGCCGGTGGCGTATTCGTTGAGATTGGTGCCGACCCGAGAAAGTTCTTTTCGGCTTTCTCTAAGGTCAACAAGCAGCTAGGCCAGCTTGGCGGCTCAATGGCTCGGGCAGGTACTGCTGTGTCTGCGGCAGGCAGTGCCATCGTCGGGCCTATATTTGCGTCTGCAGCTGCTTTTGCGTCTGTCGGAAGTGCTCTGAACGACATGAGCAAGCGGACGGGCGTCGCGGCCGAGTCGCTATCAGTGCTCAAGTTTGCCGCCGAGCAAACTGGCACCGACATGGCTGGCGTTGAGACTGCCGTCAAGAAGATGCAGAAAGCTATTTTTGCGGCTGGCAACGGCAGCAAAGAGGCGGCGGATGCTCTGGCTATGGTTGGCCTGTCTGCAAAAGACTTGGCTGGCCTGTCGGCTGACGAGCAGATGGGAAAGATTGCCGATGGTCTCATGGCAATACAAGATCCCGGTGCTCGAGCCGCCGTAGCCATGCAGATATTCGGCAAGGCTGGAACGTCCATTTTGCCGATGCTTGAGGGCGGCTCTCGCGGTATGGCGGCTTTTGCGGACGAAGCCAAGCGGCTCGGCCTGGTCATGGATTCCGAGACGGCAGCAAAGGCTGACGCACTCGGCGACGCCATGGATGCGTTGTCTGCCGCAATGAAGATGGCATTTATCCAGATTGGCGGTGCCGTCGCTCCAATTCTCACGAAGATGGCAAACGGTCTTGCGATTGCTGCGGCCAGCGCCGGAAAGTTTATCAGCGAGAATCAAGAGCTCGTCACGAAATTGCTGGCTGTAGGCTCCGCAATGGTGGCTGGCGGCACGGGACTCTTTGCACTCGGCAAGGCTCTTCAGATCACGTCATCTGCTCTTGGCGTATTTGGCAAGGCCGCTTCGCTGGTGATGTCTCCGATTACGATTCTTGTCGGCGCAGCTTCAACAGTCGGAAAGAGTTTTACGCTGGCTATGCCAGCCACAATCAAACTGGCGAGCACGATTGGCTCGTCAATGATGGCTGCGTCTGCTTCTGTGGTTTCTTTTGCTGCAACCGCTGGCAAGGCAATGGCTGGATTTGCGGCCTCGTCAGCAACTGCCGTGGCCGGACTTGCAGCCTCAAGCGCAGCCGGATTCGTGCGAATGAGTGGGGCCGCTGCCACGGCGGCTCAATCCATGTTCCCAGTGTTTTTCACTGGATTTAATCGTGGGATCTCCGCCGCTGCTGGATTCTTTTCGGCGACGCTAAGAGGTCTCAACGGCGTCGTGATGGCGTCAAACTCCCTTCGCGGAGTAATGTTTTCAGTGGCCGGGAGCGGAATGGGGCGATTTGTCAAAGACATCGTTGGCGGGCTGACGCTCACCTACAAATCTTTTGTTTGGTGGGCTACTGGAGCATCGGCAAGGATGGCTCAGTATGCGGCCAATGTCTATATGTCTGCGGCTGCAACAGTCGCAAATTCGGCCCGAATGGGTGCGGCATGGGTAGCTTCGGCGCTGCCCGGTCTTTCGGCGTTTGCAACGGCAGCGTCAGGGGTGCTGGCCAAGTACGTCGGTTCAACCGTTATGGCTGCAGTCGCTAGTGCTTCAAACGCTATCAAGTCTGGTGCGGCATGGGTAGCCTCGGCGCTGCCGGGCGTGTTGAAATTTGCAAGTGGTGCCACCGCAGGCATTGCTTCGTACCTCGGCAAAATTGCGATAGTGGCTGCCACGTCTGTTTCTTCCGCAGCGGCAGTTGCTGCAGCATGGGTAGGTTCTGCTGCTCGTGGCGTGGCTGCGTTTGTCGGCTCGGCACTAGCTGGCATCGGCTCATATATCGCTGGAATTGTGGCGGCAGCAGCTGCTAGTGTGAGTGCAGGCGCTGCGATGCTGGCCGCATGGCTTGCGCCTTTGGCTCCAATTCTGGCAATTGCCGTGGCAATTGCTGGAGTGGCTGCGTTGGTCTCCAACTTTGGAGGAGTCACCAAATCTGCCTTTGGTGCATTGTCCGGTCTTGTCGGAAACGCAGCTGGCGCAATTTCCGAAACCTTGTCTCCAGCAATTTCTGACGGCATTGTCGTCTTTGAAGATCTGGCTGTCACGGCACGCACGACGTTTGACGCAGTCTACGAAGCCGTTGCTGCTGGCGATTTGTCCGGCGCAATGGACGTGCTGTGGAAAGGACTCATTGCCGGATGGCTTCGCGGGTCCGAAGCGTTGATGTCCTACGTTGATCCGTGGGTGGCGGCTTTTCAGGACGTGTTTACCGACATTGGCTCTGCCATCTTCATGGCATGGGACAAGATTTACACGGACTCTGCGGCGCTCCTCAACACGATGGGCGCTTTTATCTTTGGCATTTTCGACAACATCGCCAACGGAGTCATGGCCACGTTCGACAATCTCGTCGGTGCCATCCAGATAGCTTGGACTCGGGTGCAGGGATTCATCACAGGCGCTAAGGACACGGAAGAGCGAGTTCAAGCCATCAAGGACAAGAACGCCGCTCGTGCAGAGCAAAGGCGTCAAGAGCGTCCTGGCATTGAAGGTCGGACGGCTGTTGCAGAAAAACAAAACACAAAAGCAGAAAAGGATCGTCAGTATAGAGTCGTGGCCGTGCAGCAAAATGCTGAAAAGGAAAAGGCTGACAGGCAAAAAGAAAACAAGAGGCTGGCCGAGGAAAGGCGAGCAGCCACGCAAGCCGCAGAGGCAGACCTAAACAGGACGGCTAACGGGCAGCGAGAAACCAGAGTCAAGAACAGCCAAGCGGAAAACCTGCTTTCCGAGATCAAAAACGCCACCTCAACGAGCCAGCTTGCAGGTGAGGGTGGTCTTGGCGACCAGTTCCAGACCCTTCGAGACCTTGGAAGATTGAGCACGGAACAAGAGAAACGTATTGCCGATGCTCTGGATAAGGTGGCAGAAGACCTGACGCGGACAGCAATTGATGGCGCAAACGAAGCATCCAAGGGAGCGAACGGTGCGGCCTTGGATTCTAAAGTCAGCAAGTCAGAAGTGGTTGGTACGTTTTCCTCAAGCAACCTTTCCGGCCTACTTGGTTTTTCTACGGGATCTCTTGCAGAGCGAACGGCAAAAGCATCTGAGGAAACGGCAAAGGGCGTCAAGGAGCTTGTTGCTCAGGGCGGCGGAAAGGTGGCAGCGTAATGGCACTTACGTGGATTGAGGACGGCGACTCACGGCAAGCGACGATTGTCCGCAAGGGCAAGAAGGCAACGTCGTCATATGTCAAGTCATACAAGGTCTTTGGCACTACAGACGATGTGACGCTGCACGCAGACGTCAGCACTAAAATCTACACCACGCTGACCTACTGGCAGTACCCTGGCTTGCCGGGAATGAAGCTGCTCGCCGAGCAATACAGCGTAGCGTACCTCGGCGATGATGCTTGGCAGGTGACGATTCAGTACGAGAAGGCAGGTGCCGAAGACGGCGATGAACCGCTCAAGCGTTCAAGGTCGTTTGACACGACTGGCGGAACGCAACATTTAACGCAGG